ACCAATAGTCATAACTGATCTATTATAAGATTCAGCTATTGAAGCATATTGAGCATCTGTTAAACCTATTGGTTTAAAACTATTACCATCCCAACTGTAAAAAATGGTAACATCTTTATCATATACTATTAAACCTTTATCATTACTATTTAATGTTGACGCTAACGTTGTACGTTCTACAGTTGATATAGGGTATAGTTTAGCATTAAGAATCTGGTTCTTATTAAAATCATAATCAACATATATTGTTTGTAGTGCCATTATGATAAATATGCTTTACCAGCTACTGCTTGATTAAAAATTATTCTAATGGTATTATCATCTATATAGTTAATAGTACCAACTATATCAGCTCCTGTTAAATCATTTATTCTAACATTTGGTTTTAAGTTCATGTTATGACTTATATTCCAAATTAAAGCAGCTGTTGGTTGTGAAAATACAAAAGAACTATTCTGATTAACAACAATAGATGGATTTAAGTTAATTCTAGTAATACATCCACCAGAGTTAATCTCAATAATGTTTTGACCAGCCTGCTGTTGATTCATATAGTTCAAACCTACAGTAGGACCTTTACCATCTCCAGATAAAAAATATCCAGTACCACCTTTAGAGTATAATACATCATCATACTTTACACCTAACCAAGTTTTAAGTTGAACTTTAGTTTCAGAAAGAGCACCATCATCTTCATTTGCTTCCCATTCAACTAACTCTTTTCTTAAAGAAATAAGTTGATTATCTTGTTTTGGTTCACAAGATTCAATACCATATCTCATCTGTCTATACAAACGATACATGATATCAGCAAACTGCTTATTATATTTTACTTTATTCGGTAGATACGTTCTCATTTTCAGTTTTAATCTGATTAATTAACTGTTGTTCATACAAGGTTATACAATTTGCACAAACATTAGTTCCGTTAGAAGCTATTCTGTCTTGACACCCGCATGTAATTTGGGTTCCACAATTTGAACACTGTCTCATTATATTTGGTTTTTAGTGAGTTTTAACAGTTTGATCCACAAAGAGCATTGGTAATTTTATCCAATCTTTTCTTTGCATACATCAAAAGTTCTATACCTGCTTCAGGACTATGACAGTATTCTACCTTAGCTTTAGCTGCATCTATAAAACTTTTTATTAATCGTAGTTCTTCAAGTTTTTCTTTTACATCAGCTCCTGGTTCACAAGCACTCATCTCTAGTTCACATAAAAGATTATAATATCTATTTACTGTTTGTGTTACACGAAGATAATTATATTCTACTTGAACTATGCTATTTGGTGATAAAGAATAATTGATAACATATATACCATCTGGTATAGGTTGAAGATTGTCAGTACATCCTGTCTTTTGTAAACCCAAAGTACAGGCTGTTAATGTAGTATTAAATCCAGGTAACATCTCAATGTTTACAGGAAGGTTAAACCCTGGAGAAGTAATACTTAGTGTACCACAATCTTGTCCAATACCATCAGCATATATGCTGGTATCAAAGATACGTAAAACCTTAATATTGTTAGTATCAGGCAGCTCTAAACTTAGCTGATGTTTGCTTGCCATTAGTGTAAACTTTTATAGTTTATGTAAATTTAAAAACGAAGGTCCTCAATAATAATATACCTATTTTCTAGCACTTTTCCAAAACAAAAAAAAGGGAGGGACATGAGTCCGCTCCCTTCTTATTAATATTTACTAGAATCTCTTAGTAAGTCTCTAAAGTAACAGTGTTACCTGCTGCAGTAGCACTTGACGTGATGAAGTTAGTAATTGAAGTAGTTGCGGTACCAGCTGGTACGTGAACCACTAACAAATACTGATCATTGTCAAATGTTCCAGTAGGGTTGCTGAAACGTGGTACTGAATGTAAGATCATAACTTGATCATACAAAGCATTACGGTTTACAGTAGCCAAAGCTGGATCAGCTTCAATTTCACGCATACGTAAATGTTCTACACGAGAACTATCAGGGTAAGCGTTTTGTAAGTAACGACCATCTAAGATCAACTCACGAAGTACAGTTTCACCAGAACCAGATGTAGCCACTGCAGTTTGAACCTCAGCAGATACAAATCCGTTTGCAGCACAAGGATCACCAGACTCTTCTACGAAAGAAGTGTAGATAATCAATGGCTCTAAATCGTACTTATCGGTAGGAGTGAAAGTACAAGATCCAAATTTAGTCTCAACATAAGCAGCAGCAATCTCTAAATGAGAGTCTACAGCAGCAATATTGTTTGCAGAAGATGTTACTGGAGTGTAACCTGCAGTAGTAATCTCAGCATAAACAGCAGCATTTACGTTAGTAGATGATGTAGCAGCTATACTTAAAACTACGTTTACATAACCAGCTCCACCTGAATCAGCAGCACCAACGCTTACAATTCTAGCAGCTTCTGGAATACCAGCAGCAATTAACTTACCACCTACAGTGAACTTAGTTCTATCTGCATTAGCCACAACAATAGTTGCAGAAGCCGCAGTAGGATCAATCGCTACAGATGCATAAGTTTGATTGTAAACTTTAGCCACTACAAAGTCTTTCAACAATAGAGCTTCATTAATTTGGTCTTTCCATTTAAGTAAGACTACGTTTTGGTCCACTGTGTTAGCAGTACCGGCAACAGTGTCACATCCTGTGTAACCATCTAAAGTCTTATACAATTGGTGGTTCAAAAAGCGTAAAGCTGGAGAACCTTTGATGTCAAGACGTAAACGGTACGTAGAATCACTGTTAATTGTAGCAGCAGAAGGATCTACTTTTACAATTTGGTTTTTAGCAACATCAGAAGTAATCTTCATTACACGGCTGATGTACTTAGGGTTAATCACTTTAGACTTAACTGACTCTTTGTAGCCACCGTGAACGGGACCAATTTTGTCAGCAGCAAAGTAACTACCTTGAGCAAAGATAAAAGGTGCAGCTTGAGCAGTAACAACTTGGTAAGTCTTGGCATCAAAGAAACCAATCTGTCCAGCTGTTAAAGCGTCAGTACCACCAGTTGTTGCTAGAGTTGTACTAGCAGGCAAGAACGACTTGCGGAATGCATTAGGAAAATACATAGGGCTTTAATTTAAGGGTTTATAAATAAAAAAAAATAAATTTTAACTTAAGAACATTAACTTATACTTGGTTGAAGATATCAAACTCTTTACCTCATCTAGTTGGTTTACTATTTCAGAGAAAGGCATAAGCTTCTGTAAATCAACAACTTCTGTATATAATTCTTTCATGTGAGATATTGCTTCCTGTACAGATCCACATTTATATGGACTCACTGCCGGGAAGTCTAGAAGCTTCTCACGAGCTCCTTGATATTGTTCAGCTACACTATCTACTAAATCTGGCATTCCAGTATAAAACTCACCAAGAGCTTTATGTGCTGCAAAAGATCCAGGTCCTGTAATCTTCAGATGCAACTGATGCACACTTGTTGTAAGAGCCTGAGCATGAGCTATCATTGCAGCTGTTTCAGCACAAGGTCCCATTGGTCCAGGTCGTTGTAGTTTCTGCATCATTAGCTATTTCTTTGTGCGTTTTGTGTATCTCTTTGATACTGATTTAAACTTTCTATATCTCCAGCTAAAATAGCTGCTGCTTCATCCACTAGTATTTCACAAATATCATCTTTCAATTCACATTCTACATTAGATGCATTAGTTGAACCTGTATTAATATTGATACAACCTTGTAATTGAATATCTTTAGGTTTTCTATAATAGATCAATTTTGCATCTACTACGTTAAATTTACCATCTGTATATATTCTTACCTTATCTCCCAGAATAGTACAGAATGTTTCTGCCCATTCAAAAGAGGGTTGTTTAAAATTATCTCCTAATAAGATATCTACGTTAGCTTCTTCAGCTTGATAGATACTTACAAAGTTTCTTGCAGGACAACACTCAGTTTTAGCTTTTGCACTAATCCTTACAAAGTGTAAATAATTAGCCGGTATTGGGTTAGTCTCAAAGTATTTAGGACTTTCAGTACCTTTTAATTCTACCTCATTAAGAAGAATTTGTAAGTCATCCACTACAGTGACACTTTGTTCAGTTGCTTCTCTTACAGCATTAAGACCGTGGAGGCGTCTACGCACCCACTCTAACTGAGCTTTATTAAACGCTTCTTGGATCATCCAACATTCTATGTTGTCATAATCAAAAGAAGCTAGTTTATTCAGCCTTTGCTTGATCTTTATTTGTAAGAGATTGTTATTCATATTATTACTGGTTCCAATACTTTTCTACTTTCTTAGTTAAGTTTACCAAAATCTCCTCATTTAAAGGATTTTTAAGATATTCAAGAACATCCATTGGTGTTCTACCTAACATTGTTGTAGTCTCCATATGATAAATAAATCCATCAGCTTTAGTAGCAATAAACTTAAAATACCCACTGTCTTTTATAATTGATCTAATCTTTAATGTTTCCATATCTAGATTAGCAGTATCTAAAAATCTTTGAGCTGTCTTACGCTTATCCTTTTCTACCAAGTCTCCATTAATATATTTATCCATGTTATCATAGATAACGTCATTAGGTGTAGACTTCTTATACTGAGCACTGTTAGGATCTAACACTTTAGCTACATATAGTAACTTGTTTTGGTTCTTGTCAAATAACTTCTGAAGTTCAGAAAGAGCTTTATTACGCATCTTCTTAACCTCTGTTTGTATAGATGCAGTTTCCTCTAACTTATCTAAATAAAACTTAGGAGGAACAGACATTCTGCGTGCTTCTTCTAAGCTTTTAGCTACTATTGAGAAACCACCTGCTTCTATAGCATACAATCTAATTAGATCATATGGGTCTTTATCAGGTTCTAAATACAATGGTTCGTTACCACATCTCACTTTAATTCTATCCCAGAACTCATCGTTATCTGGTTTAAGTAATTTTATCTTGTTCCAAAACTGATCATCTGCAGGATCAACTACATTTGATGCTAGTTCTTTTTCAAGTTGAGCTACAACAGCACGAATCTGTTTAATCTTAGCTTCTTGTTCTTCAAGTGGTAACTCTTTAATATCTGGGGCATATTCATTTAGACCTGTAAGGAATCTTTTGATTCCGTTAATCTCTAAACATGCAATAGGTTCCTCGTGGAACGCTCCGTCAAAAAGACTTAATCCGTATTTCTGAAGTCCCATATTATCAACAATAGGGTCAAAGAAAGGACGGATAGCAATACTTGAACGTTTGTTCTGTGGATACTTTTCCACCATTGATACATTACTACTCATATTTGGTTTGTTTGGTTTTTATTATAACTGGTTACAAATGTAACCTTTTATATTTAGAACCTATTAGAAGTTGCAAACTTCCCATGTGATCAGTCATGGTATGCGTACAATAGGTAACCTGCAGATAAATCTACAGGGGGTATTAATGTATCCTTAGCAGGGGATTTTAACCCCCTGCTTTAGATACTATTTTTTAGAATGATCCGCCAGTAACTGGGTTTCTCATAACGATCTTCAATACCTTAGTTGGATCTTTAACCCAAATAGCAGGCATAGTCTGTGTCATGAATACACGGTAACCGTTGAAGTTTCCAGAAGACTGGAATCCTTGTGTACGTCCCATGTAATCCATTGTACCGTTTTGATAGAACCATTTCAATTGATTATCCCAGCTTAACTTCAACAAGTAAATGTTGTCATTAGTGTTCTCAGTAATATCAAAGATGATAAAGTTGTAAGAACTTAAAGGGAAACCATCAATAATTGGGTTTTCAATATCATTTGTGTGAATGTTATCAAACGCTGGGTTCAATACAAACTTAACGTTAGCCAAGAAAGGAATAACGTATTGTGTGTATGCAAAACCAAAGTTTAAGTCCATACCTTTTCCAGTGATAGCACCAACTTCAGAAGCGTTGATTACTAAACCAGAGTTAATTGCTTCACGCTTAATAGCTTCGTTAACCAATTTCATACCACCTAAACCAGTTTGTACAACCAACTGACGCTTAGGATCTGGTCCTTGGAACTCAACCTTACCGTTAAAGAAGTTAAAGATTTCAGATTTAAACAAGTCTAAGTTGAAAGATCCTTTGTTGTAGATACGCTTGAAAGAGTTATCTAACTGCTTCCAAAGACCCACTGACAAACGGATATCATCTGGACCGTCTTGCTTAACCTTACCACCTTGACCCCACATTAAGTAAGTCTCAATGTCATTTGCAATTTTTGTTAAGTGAGCAGCTTCTAAAGTGGTTAAGAATGTACGAGTTAACTGACCAGATTGGTAAGCTTTCTTTACATAATCTTTACCCATTTTGTTAGCCATGTCTTCTAAATTAGTAATAGAAGGATCACTAGATTTGTCAAAGTTTCTCCAAAGTTCAACTACAGGAACTGTACCGTCAGCTTTCAATCCACCTTTGATCATCAAGTCTGCACGAGATGAGATAGAATAATGAACGTGAGCTTCTGCACCACCTACGTAGTTGTAGAATTCACGGAAACCTGCGTTAACATTTCCAATGTCAGAGAATTTTTCACCATATTCACCACGAGCAGAACCTTTACGGAACATTTTAGTACCAATCTTTAAGTACTTGTTATCCAAGTATTTAGCATTGTCATTGTTCACTAACTGAACTGTGTAGATGAAACCATCACCAGCTGGGATAATATCGTCAACTGTAATGTACATTTCAACACCGTTGTATTTGTCATAAGTGATGATATCACCATGTCCAAAAGAACGCTTGTTTACTTTGATTTTGAATGCTTGACCATCAATACCTTTAGTGGCATTAGCTGATTCTACATCCTCTGTAATATACGGAAGATCCTGAGTTACCGGAATCTGCCATTTGTACTCACCACGATTGTTATCTACTGAGATAACATTCTTACCACCGAAGCTAGACATTTGGTACAAAGGCATTTCTACTTTTTGTGCCATAGCCCACAAATCTACAGGACCTAAATCTGTAGGTTCAGCTGACTTCAGTAAGTTTGAAAGGTGATACGAGTCTACGTGTGAACTTGTTTGATAACTGGTATCACGTAGAAATATACCATTGTTCAAAACTGGAGTTGCCATAAGGCTTTAAAATTTAAGGGTTAATAAATTATTTAGTTAATAAGTTTTCTATCTTTTAAAAATGTTAGTAGGTCTAACTAACTTTCTAGATTTAGGTTCATCATCCTCTTGATAAGTAGATGTGTTCTTTCTAGATTGTTCTGTCTTTAACTGTCTAACTGTTTGCTCTACTGCTTGATTCTTACCCTGTTTAGTCAATGTTTGACGATATTCATCAGGGTTAGATAACAACCATAAAGCTTCTGCAATCAATGGATAATTTGGTTCTACAAATTGGTACTTCTCTAAAAGATGTCCTAACAAGTTTGTTGGACGTCCACTAATAGATGGATACTGTGGTTGTACTAAACCGCTATATAGTTGAGCTTGTGTCTTCTTGTCTAGCTTTAATCCGTTAATCTCAGCAGGTCTAAGAGCTTCAAATACATTTTGCATGTAAGCTTCAGCAGCATGTTCCTGTTGTTGTTTTTTAGCTTCTTGTTCAATAATCTGACTCTGTACAATTTCTTCTTGCATAGAATCAAGCTTTGGCTTGAACTGTTTAGCTTTCTTTTCTAACACACCTAGATCTTTCCAAGTGGTTACTTCTTCATCAATTTCTTCTTCATTACCAAAACCAGTAGCTTGTAAATAAGATCTTACAATACCTTCTTGGTCATTCTCATCTTTAGGATCTAAAGATCTCACTTGTTCAACCTGAGCTAACGCTTGGAATAAACCTTTAAGATCTTGTCCACCGTCCATTACATACTTTGCAGCATATTGTAACTCATCCGGTAAAGCTTCAAAGAATTCTTTTGGAGTTTTAGCTGCTACCTCAGACTTCATATTGTCTACGTTAGCTTGCCACAACTCTTCAACATCTTTCTCTCCAAGTGATCCTAAGTACTCTTCAAGATCTTGCTTTGTTTCATCATAGTCATCAAAAGCAAACATCTCTTTTGACTCTATGCGTTTTTTAAGAAACCCCACTAATCCAGACTTTTCTGTTTTAGGTCTTCCAGCTTTACTTTTACCTGTAGAATCATCTTCATCAGACTCTCCTAAGTTATCTATAAGATGGTCGGTCTCTTCTTTACTGATTACTTTAGTTCCTTTCGGATCCTTTTCATCTTTATTACTATTATCATCAGCGTCATTTTTATCCTCTTCATCATCAAGGAAACTTAAATCAGCTTTTGGTTGACTAAAAATATTTGGTTTAGAATCTTCTTTTTTAGTATCTGCTGGAGTAACAATACTGTCTGCTCCAGGAGCTCCTAACCAACTATCAATGTCAAGGTCTACTTGTTGTACAGATGTCTGTACATTGTTTTGATTATCAATCATATTTGTTTGGTTTTTTGTGTATCTCTACATTAAAAATATACAACTTTAAATCTTAAAAATTTACTTTTTTTAAAATATTTATATCTAAGGTACGGATAATAGAGCTATAATTATTTCTTCCCTCCCTTAACGTCATATTTATTTTTGTTCTCTCTAGCAATTTGTAACTGTTTGTCAGCTATTCTCTCTTGTGTCTGCATCTTATCACGCTCAATATTTAACTTCTGCTGGTTAGTAGAAGTTTTATTGATCTCTTGTTCACGTTTAAAGTTCATAGTGTCTTGGTAGTTATCCTGTTTTTGAATACCTTCCATAGCATCTTGATAATCAGACATTTGATTTTGGTTAATATCTGACCCTGCACCATAACCAGCAGCTCTAATTTGAGCCACTGTAAGTTCAGTTTGTCTATCAAGGTCAGCTTGTTCAGCTCTAAACTGCATCTCCATCTGCTTCTGCTTTTCTTGAGATTCTAACATCTCAGTTTGCATCTGCTGTTGTTGCTGCTGTTCAGCTTGTTTCATACCATTAGTTTTCTCTTCAGCTTTCTTAAGAACACCAGTTAACTCAGCTATAGACTCAGACTTAATAACATTACCTAGATCATAAATAGATGCCCCCATAGTGTTATTATTAACAGCTAAGCTTTTAAGCTGTTCCATAATTGCACGAGAGTTAGTCTTTGTTGTACAGAAAATATTTAAATCACGCATTAAGAAGTCTGTACCATTCATCTCAAAATTAACCTTCTCATCTGTTCCTGTAATATATTGTAAACGAATATTAGGTTTATTAGCATGATAATATTGAGCTAAGTCAGTTCTCATTTCGTGAACTCTTGGCATCAAGTTATCAGAGTGTTGTATAAAATACTGCTCTGTCTGTGCATAAGAAGCGTTCATAGCTTGTTCTACACCAGTGGCAGTTTGTTGAGCAATAGATGCTCCCATACGCTGTGGATTAAGACCAATAGTTTCAAACGCTTGATTCTTAAAATACGTAGCTAAGTTCACCCTAGATAACAAACGGTTTGTTTGCTCTAAGTTTAACACTTGATAGTGTTGAAAGTTAAGAGCATTCTCAGTGTTTGTAATAGATGTATCCAAAGGTAGCATTTGGAAGTTCTTCATAGCCACATAGGCTTTAGCCAGATTATTTTTACCCCAGTCTTCTCCCAAAGAGTGACGTGGCAAAGCGTTCTGGTCTAACATAATAACGGTACCTAATTCATCAACTAAGATGTCAGCTATCTGATTATTTACGATATTATAACCTATCTGGTACGGTTTCATAAGATCTACCAGTGAAATACTGCGGGTGTTACGATCACCGAATACAGAACCTTCCACTGGAAGCTTACATCCATACAATGTTGTATCTCCTTTAAATTGGAAAGGAAGCTTACCTGGTTTACCACCATTAAGTCCTAAGTAAATTGGGTTGATACCACCTGGGTTATTCATACCCCAGAATGCCGGTCTGTTAGGACCTATTTTAATACCACCCCATACTTCGTTAATCCATATCCAATCAATGTGTTCTCCAAAGATTAAATTATCTTTAGATTTATCTTTATAAACTGATGTATTATACATTGGTTTATCTGTCACTTTATAGTTTTCAGATATAACTTCTTGCATAACTTCTCCTTCTTCTGTAATCTTAGTTAAGTGACCCACCTTACGTTGAGACTTCCAATATATATTAGAAACACGTAATAAATGAGACTTACCAAAATCTATTGTATCTTCTGAATCAGATAAGATCCATTCTACAATATCTCCTGTACCAAACTTAGTGTCATACAAAGAAGTAAACTGCCTGTATGCAAGACTTGGCATCTGAGTATTCCACTCATGAGATCTTGTAGGATCATAATAGGTACCATCATTTTGATATCCTTGTACAGCATAACCGGCAGAACGAACAGGGTAGATGGCTTCTAAAGCTTCTAATTGTTCCTGGTTCATCATCCATCCGTACTTATCAATAACATCTGATACACTCATCATATCCATTTTACCTACCCAGTTACCCTGAGATATGTAACGGATGTCTGGAGACTTATGATAGAATGTTAAAAGAGGATTCCAAAGTTCTAATTCATAGTCATCTTCTTTCATATTGAAATGCCAGAACTCTCTATCTGTAATTAACATGTCTCTAAATGCACGCTCTTCAAGCTCTTGCATTTTAAAGCGTTCCTCATCTACAGCCATCTGGTGGGATGCCCACTCTTCAATCATTGATCTATAATCTTTACGAAAGAAAGATTCTATCTCAGGTAGAGATTTAATATTCTCATCACTCATCATCTGTTGAGCTTCTTCTGATTCAAAATCAGCTCCTTGCTCCATCATCTGAGTCATCATCTTCATTTGAGCATGCTGTACTAACACGTCTTCTACCATTTGACGTTTAGCTTCTAACATCTCATTATATGAAATATCATCAACAGCTCTAAACATAATACGTGAGCTTCTTTTAGAAAACTCATTACATAATACGTTAATTACATTTGGAATGATTGGGTAAAACTTAAGTTCTAAAGCTGATTCATCCTCTTTTGTAAGAGTATCAATCAATTCACCCATTTCATTATCTTCTTCTACAATATAGTCTGTCTTATCAATAATACCCTTAGCAAGCTTGTAGTTCTTCATAAGTCTACGAGCATTACGTCTAAGTTGTTTCATTCCCTGAAACTCTAACCAATCCAAGTTCCAAGCTCTCCACTCCTCATCTTTCTCTTTCTCAGGTAAAAACTGGATCGGTTGGGTAAGTGTACCCATCTTATTATAATCCGCTTTTTTACCAGCTTTGAGGTCTAGAGCATTGTATATCTGCATGATATTTAATTATTTAAGTCTGCTGAATTATCAACAATTGTATTTGTAATAGAAGTAGTACCACTACCAGTCATGGATAAAAAAGTTGGTACCCCTGTTGTACTCCAAGTACCCAAAGGAGGATGATATGCAGTACCAGTACTACTAGTTAGAAACTGTGCTAAAGCCTGTTTTGGTTCTTCTTCTTTTAAAAGAGTTAAAGCTTCTTCAAGCGTAAGAGAGCTTTCTTTAATCAATCTAGATAGGATAGCCATCTTCTGAACATGAAGTTCTTGTGTTGTATTTTCCATATTTATCTTATATTTTTAAAAGCATTTCTAGGTGGTTGATTGTTCCCACTACTTTTCTTAGTATTTCCCATATGTCTAAAGGGGCTCCAATTTAATTTACTAAATTTTTGGGAGTTAACCAAATTTTCATTTGTAACTTCTACACGTTTAGTTAATCCACGGTTAGATTGTTGCACCTTTGCAAACGCTATAAGAGCACAAAAGGTCACTAATCTATCCACGTTTAGTCCATCTCTGTATGCTTGCATCTCTTTAAGTAGCATAATGTCTGGTATACGTTCTACTCCATAAATAGTTTTTACTATTTCCCCGTCTGGTTTAGTTTCATGATCTAGTTCTTCTTTGGTAAATTCAATACCATAAGATAAAACTGTACCCTTAAAGAGCGTACCTACGTTCTTCCACCCGTATTCTTGGAACACATTACGATTTGCTCCTATATCTTTTAAGAAGAGTATCATATCTTTAGGTACTAAATAGCGTTGTTTCTTCTTACTTATCATATACTGTATGAACAAAGCTACGTTATTCTCCACTATAGTCCAGGCATTATACCATTCTATGAGTAGTTCTAAACGCTCATGAGTTTTATTAAGATCATCAAAACGTCCACACCAACTAGCTACGATCATATCACGTTCTATGGTATTAGTTACCTTACCGTCACCATCATCTTTTATAACTTCCACAGGATTCTTATAGATGTATATAGAACATAACGAGTCTGACGTGGTGGTCTTTCCCTCACTAACTGGATCCACAGAACCATAGTACATCCCAAATGGTGGACTTTTGTGTGGTCTTTCGTATATACACAGCACTCCTTCTTTATCTTCAGTCTTCTTAGATACAGGAAAATCCATAATAGGAATCTTCCTAGAAGGTTTATCTATAATCTTTCCTTCAGCATCTCTAGATAGTTCTAAGTATTCTACTGGATATTCTTTATCTTGTATACGTTGCATTTGTTTAGCTACAAGATGTGGAGGAAATACACTCACCTTACGTGTAGCAAAAGCTTCTTCTATATTTCTAGGTTGCTGAGATACTGTTAACTGATAAGCTGCCGGATCTAACTGACGTTTCATTCTAACAAACTCAGTTTCTAAAGCTTCTAAAGCTTCTTCCACTTTACTGTTACCGTATTGATCTATGTAAGGTGGCATTGACCACTGCTCAGGAATAAATAATCCTGTTAACCCTATTGTACCATCTTTATCTATAAGATTAGACTCTACACCAAAGAAACCATTTTCTTCTGGATGTAAAATATATTCTTTCATAGGTTCACACTGATCAAGGTCTCCCACTGATCCTGCAGCTATAAACTGTCCTGTAATAATATGACCAGACTTTAATGCTGGTTTCATAAATCCATAGGTGTCATCCATCTTAGGAGCAATACCTGCTTCCTCGTGAAAGAAATAAGTTACAGGTCCACCGACACCATGTGTAGGATCTTTCTCAAATGAGTATAAGTTAATTGTAGATTTTAAACCTTTATATGTATCACGTCCTCCTTGTCTCACTTTAATCTGTTGGTTCCATGCTCCCACCTTATCTGGTTCAGCTGGTCTATACCATGCAGTGTGTTCATTTAAAAAGTTACGGTATTCATTAAGAAACTTCCAAGATCCTTTCTCATTGATGTAGTCTTTTAGACTAGCTCCTATTTTTAATACGGCACCTGGTTCAAATACCCATTGGTTAATTAACTTAGCCATATGGAAATAAGAAGATGCTATCTGACGTTTCTTTAGAATAATTGCATGTTTCCAGTTTAACTCTGCTAAGTGTTCATATAGTGCCATATGATACTGAGCATCTCTCACCTTTGCAAAGTCAAAACGTTTTTCTTCTTTATCATATATGGGTAAGAAATTCAACCACATGTAATAATCTCTAGATATATACCATGTGTCTATAGCATCTTTTATAATTATACCATTACGACATTTAGCTTTTTGGTCATCCCAATAATGTATAAAGTCTTTTGTTTTTATAGGTGCTGCACAATAGTACCCTTGCTTCTGAAACTTACGAGCTTCAGCATTAAATATTAAACTACTCTCAGTGAAGTTATACTGACCGGGTTCTTTAAATATAGAACGGACAAAGTCTCTAAATTCTTCTCTTGTATAGAAAGTAGTGACAGTCCATTCTCCCAATTCGTAAGTGGGTATTTCTATAAATATGTTATTTTCCAATTACTTAGTTGAGGTTAATTTATGTATTTCAACCACATCTCCTTTACACTTATGTAATAGATGCAAAAGAGTTTCAAAACTTTTACTACGCAATACACCATCTAGTTGAGAATTATCCCAATACTTGGTATACATATCTCTAGGGATAGCGTTCCATAGTTTGGTATAAGGATTAAAATGAAACACCCAATCATGCATATACTCTTCTGTATCTGATAACTCAGATACTGGAGCAAACTCTTTAATGTTTTCGTAATCTGTGTAAACTTCTTGTTTCATAATTTTTAATTTAGCTGTAGAGGGTGGACTCGAACCACCAAGGTGAGATTCAATTGATAACACTACGCTTGCAAGCTGGTGGTCTACCCCATATTATCAATCTATTTCTATATCACCGCCCACGAGACAGGTGGGTACGTTTGCCGGGGTCATGCTGAGACAACCCAATTTCGTCACTCTACAATGTTCTATTGATCATAAGCTAGGTTCTGTCCTCCTCTAACTTGTGATTGTTGTTCATCTTGTAAATCTCTATAAGTAGCTTTGAAAGATTGTCTTATTTGATCAAACTTAGCAGCAGCATTTATCAGTGCTGTAATGTTACCATCTCTACCATGTTCAATTTCTGTAGTCTCCATATACTTAGCAAGCCTCTCCACCATGCTTTTCATACCCATGTAGGCACGATAGGTGGGAGTTTGATATAACTTCTCACAAAACTTAATAGCATTGCTAATAAGCTCGTCATCCGTTGAGAAATCAGCATCCACCTCTGCAAGTATTAACTCCTCTTTATCAGTCTCTGCAACATCAAAGAAAGGATTTAAGTCTGGGTTGGGACAAGTCATATAAAAGACATATGCAAATACCTTCATATATTCTAAAGGATGTTCAACAATTATGTCGTTTAAAGACTTTAATGTGTAACAATGTTCACTTGGAACAACCTGTCCGTTCTGTATATCAAATAATCTTACCATTATTCATCTTTTTTTAAAAAATCCATATTATGTTTTGCTCCTTTAGGCCATCTAGACTTCTTAACATTCCAGTCTTCAGGAATAGGCGGTGTTAAACTTTCTCCTGTTGTAGGATTACCATAAACTATTAAATCATTTTGATCTACCGTGCGTATAATTCCTGAATGATATATACGTACAATAAACTGAGGGTTAGATGTAACACTTCCTGTAATCATAAACATAACTAAACATTCTCCTAACTGTTTAGCATAAGCATCAAAAGGATTGTGTATTTCATGAACAGTTTGTGTTATCATTTAGGTTTTATTTTGTCTCTGTTATCTTCTAACCAATGTATAAGAGCAATAGCTTCTTGTTTCAAATAAGGAAGGTCATAAGGTATTATATCTTTTACTATAGGATCAGCATTAGAGTCTAAAGCAGTGATGGGGTTACCAAACTTATCTACGCCTACAGTTTCAAACGTAATGTGATGTATAGTGAGTACACCTGGTTTTAATCTAGGATTATGTTTAAGAATCATATACAAATACATACTTAACTGTAAGGAATAGTGCATTAGATTACAATCATCTAGATGAGCTAATGGCGGTGACATCTTCTGCACCTTGCCATCCCAGCTAGTGTAAGCTTCTGTTTTAATTTCTTTATTAGTCTTGTAATCAGTGATGTGAACTTCTCCATTTATAACTTCTACTAAATCTGATTGTCCACATATGCCGGCAGACTTTAAATATACTAAATGTTCTGGATAAACACCATCAGTTATTTTTTGTGTAGGTGAAAATTTAACTCCTTCTTTTTCTATAGGTGTAATAACAGGAATAGTTTTACCATGTCTTTCCATTGTAGATAGTTCACAAATATCTGTTTCTCTACAGTTGTGATACCATGTTCCTAATGTTGTAGCACGTAATGCTTCATTAGACCATGCCACCTTAATTTCTTCAGGTGTCATACCATACCATTTAGACTTCTTAGACTTAGATGACTTTTCAGCTATTCTGTCTGCGTCAAATGGTTGTTTAAAATTAGATATAAAACTTGTAACCGATATCCAATCTGTTGTGTCTTTTACATCTATGCTTGTGTACTTGTGATCTTGTGGGGTGAATCTCAAAATGCTCATATGTTTGTTGTTTATATTCCTAACTTCTGATTAATCATATCCTCTTCTTCTTGACTCACTTCTGCTTTCCAATGTCCCTTTGGACACTCTGAAGATAATGATCTTGTCTTAAACTTTAAACTGCAACCGCATCCTCCTAATATTGAGTTACAACATGGACCTGTTCCGGCCACCATACATCCTTTATCATCTTCTGTAAATAGATCACAGAAGGTACATATATCTATTCTGTGTTTAGCTATCTGTTCTACATCTTCTCTTTTAAAAATAGAGTTAGCTACTCCCTCAAGAATCTGACCCTTGGATTTCCATATCTTGATTATATTCTCTTTTAGACTCATTAGTTTTGGTTTTATGAAGTTTAATAAAATCTTTTCTTTGTTTCTCTTCATCCATTAATTTCTTAACAGCTTTCAAATCATACAAAGTTTCTACCGTTTTGAATCTAGCAGTCATTTGCTGTAGACCCTTCTGCCGGTTAGTCTCTTCAAACTTTTCCAGCATTTCTATCTTACCATCTATCTTCCAACTCTTGATGGTAAAATCTCCAAGATTAGTGATATGTATTCTAGCATGCT